GAGATGTAACTTTAACAAATGCAACTCATAGTGGTAGAATTTTACTTGTGCCAGATGGATCACAAGATAATACATACACTTTGCCCGCACCTATAGCTGGGTCTGTGTTTAGATTTGTTTACGCTGGTGGGGCCGCTGACGGAACAGATGCCATTATCGTAACACCTGGCAATACAAATTTTTATATCGGCAACATAACTTTTCACGACCAAGATGGTAATGCAATAAGTGCTGTATTTCCAGATGGCAATTCAGAAAGTAGTTTTCAAATAAATGTTCCACAAGCATTTGATGTAACAATAGTTGGAAAAGATACAACTAATTATCAAATTTTTGGAAGCGTGACATCAACGACAGCACCTGCTTTCGCTGATCAATAATAGGGAGGTTTAAATGGCAGACGCAGTTACTTCGCAAACTTTAGTTGACGGGCATCAAACTGCTGTCTTTAAGTTTACCAACATCTCTGATGGATCAGGTGAAAGTGCAGTAAAAAAAGTTGATGTTTCAGCTCTAGCAACAAATGTTAGAGGAGAGGCTTGTAGCAGAGCAACCATAGAAAAAATTTGGTGGCAGTGTAACGGCATGAAAGTTAAAGTGCTATTTGATGCTTCAACAGATGATTTCTGTATTGAGTTAGGTGAAAATCAAAGTGGACATCACGATTACACAAGTTTTGGTGGATTAACAAATCCAGCAAGTTCAGGTGTAACTGGTGATATTATGTTTACAACAGTAGGACATTCATCAGCTGATAGTTATACAATTATAATGCAAGTTAGAAAGAGCTATGACTAATGGCTAGGAAGCCTGACAAGCAACCTCCAAAGACTAAAAAGTATTTCCGTTCCACCAAGAGTGGAGCGGGAATGACTAAAGCTGGTGTTGCTCGTTATCGCAGAGAAAATCCAGGCAGTAAACTTAAAACAGCCGTAACAGGTAAAGTTAAAAAAGGAAGCAAGGCAGCTAAAAGAAGAAAGTCATTTTGTGCCAGATCAGCAGGTCAAATGAAAAAATTTCCAAAGGCAGCCAAAAATCCAAATAGTAGATTGAGACAAGCAAGAAGAAGATGGAAGTGTTAGATGACCAGTAAAGAATTATTAAAGATGCTAGAAAAACATGAATCTGTATGTAATGCTAGATTTGATGGTATAAACAATAAGTTAAATAAACTTGATACTAGACTATGGGGTATCTATGGAGTTATCATTGGGGTAGCGGTACTTGAGAAGTTTTTTTAATGGTTATGGGGAGGTCGCAAATGGCACGACAAGTGTCAAAGCCACCTCAGAAAAGGAAGTGGAGTGCCAGTAGGAAGAGGAAGATCAATTGTAAACGACCTAAAGGATTTTCTCAAAAAGCACATTGTGCCGCTAAAAAAAGGCGAAGTAATAAGAGGTGAGCCAATAAAAGTATGTCTAAGATGCAAAAAAAAAGAATGGATGTGCAATTGTTGGAAATTAAAAAGGAGATAAATTATGCCTAAAGACGCTTGTTATCACAAAGTAAAAGCTAGATATAGAGTTTTCCCATCAGCTTATGCTTCAGGAGCAATCGCAAAATGCCGAAAGGTAGGTGCAGCTAACTATGGCAAAGGCGGTAAAAAAGCAAAGAAAAAAGCTTTGGGTGGCGTTGTGCAAATGTCTAATGGTGGTGGAGTTAAAGAAGTTAACTTTGAGGCCATTGCAGATTATGACAAAAGAATTAAAAAAATGATAGACGACATGAGAAATAGAAATAAGCGTTCAGGTATGGCAAAATTTACTGTGGACTCTAAAGGCAACGTCAAAAAGAATTTTAAAAATGGCGGAAAAGTGTCAAAAGGTAAAGTCAAAAGACCATCAAAAAATCCTAATATTGCAAGAGGTTGTGGTGCAGTTATGAGCAATAGAAGAAAAGTAACGAAGTTTAGATAATGGCTGTAAGAAAAACAAAAGCTGGTTTAGCTCTCAAACGATGGTTTAAGGAGGACTGGAAAGATGTTAGGACAGGTAAAAAATGTGGTCGTCAAAAAGGTGAGAAACGTGGTACGCCTTATTGTCGTCCAAGTAAAAGGATTAGTAAGAAAACTCCGAAAACTGTTTCGGAGATGTCTGCCTCAGAAAAAAGAAAACGTATTGCACAAAAGAAAAGATTAGGGCAACCAGCAGGTAAGCCAAGAAGAGTGGCAGCCGCTAGGCGTAGAAAGAAAAAGTAATGGATGAGTACAAAAATCTTGAGGATCAAATTTGTGAAGAAATTCGTGAGTGGTCAAGATTTGCATTAGAAAAGCCAAACAAAAATTATAACAACCTACCATCTTGTCCTTTTGCTAAAACTGCTTGGAAAGAAAAAAAAGTAAGTTTTGCATTTAAAAACACCAGTTCATATTATTGCTTAGATACTTTAATAGATTGTTTTAAAGACAACAAAGACCTAATAATTATTGTTGATATGTGCTTTGAAAATAATGAAAAATTTCACAAACATTTAAGTAATACGAATGAAAAAATTCAACAAGGCAAATATAAACAAAAAGATATTTGGCTAATGGGATTCCACCCTGACGATGATGTAAATGAGCTCATAGATGATGGCACCTTTACAAATCTCGTAAAGGAAGAATATGCTTTGATATTCGTACAACGATTAACAAAGCTACAAGAGAGTGCAAATAAATTGAAGAAACTTGGTTATTATGATAAATATTATAATGAATACAATGTTGAAGATATTTATGAGCAAAGACAACAATACTATAACAATCTTAAAAGGAGTGAAGTATGGCAATGAGTCCTAGAAAAATGATGGCTATGTCTAAAGATTTAGCTAAAGCTGCTAAAATGATGGAAGGCGGCAAAGTCAAAAAAATGAGAGGCGGTGGCATGGCTATGAAACCAAAGAAAATGCGTGGTGGTGGCATGGCTATGAAGAAGATGAAAAAAGGTGGTAAAGCCTAATGACCACCTCAAGCTCTACTGACTTTAATTTAGATGTAGCTGAGTACATTGAAGAAGCTTTTGAGAGATGTGGCTTAGAAGCTAAGACTGGTTATGATTTGCAAACTGCCAGGCGTTCT